AGATGGCGTATATCACTCTACAGATGAAGCAAAGCCAGATGATTGTATGACCTACTATTCATCGGTTTCAAAGCAGTGCCCCGATAGTTTTGTTGTTTTCAATATTAAGCATCCTGAATTCGCTAGTAGGATTAGAAATTAAATGCCTTATTGAATCGTTTGTAATCATTTTACCGTTAAAGGTGATTTGATCATGAGTGAGTATTACATCAGAAAGCATGGCCTGCTATGCAAATGTTTTTATGGAAACAATATGTCGATTTTAGCAGCTGAATCTAAGCGTATCATTCGCCTTTATGGGATTCTCGGTGCAACATTTGGTCGTGAATTCCAACTTTCAGTAGCCTCACCAAAAGAAGCTATCCGAGCATTGTGCGTTATCGTGCCAGGCTTCGAGCGTTTTTTGAATACCAGCAAGCAGCGCGGCCTAACCTATGCTGTTTTCAGCGGTAAGCGTAACCTGAACGATGATGACCTCTCTATGGATCAGAGTACAGCTGACATCCGTATCGCGCCGGTTATCATCGGGAGTAAACGTGGTGGAGTATTCCAGACCATCTTAGGCGTGGCTTTGGTCGCAGTTGGTGCTGTGGCGTCATACTTTGGCGGTGGTGCTGTCGGCGTTCCTCTAATGCAATTTGGCGCTGCGATGGCCCTTGGCGGTGTTGTGCAGATGCTATCTCCACAGACAACCGGACTTGCCAGCAAGCAATCGGCAGACAACAAGGCCAGTTATGCCTTTGGTGGAGTAACAAATACGACAGCTCAGGGCAATCCGGTACCACTCTTGTACGGACGGCGCCGTATAGGTGGCGCGATCATCTCCGCCGGTATCTATGTAGAAGACCAACAGTAAATAGATTTATCAACAAGCCACCTCCCGGTGGCTTTTTTTATGGACGCAATATGGCTGTAGCAACCGCTATTAAAGGCCGCAAGGGCGGCAGTTCAAGCTCAAGAACTCCTACAGAACAGCCAGACGACCTGCAGTCAGTTGCCAAGGCAAAAATCCTTCTCGCGCTGGGAGAGGGGGAGTTTGCTGGTGGACTTACCGCGCGCGATATTTATCTCGATGGCACCGCACTTGAGAACGCAGATGGTTCACAGAACTTCAGCGGCGTGGCGTGGGAGTTTCGTTCTGGAACTCAGGCGCAAAAATACATTCAAGGGATCCCAGGTACCGAAAATGAAATCAATGTAGGTTCCGAAGTTTCCAGCTCTACAGCGTGGACGCGCACGTTCACCAATACGCAGCTTTCAGCTGTTCGCCTGCGTCTAAAATGGCCTTCTCTCTTCAAACAGGAGGACGATGGCGATCTGGTTGGCTATTCGGTCAACTACGCAATTGACCTGCAGACAGATGGCGGTACCTGGCAGACGGTGCTAAATACCAGCGTGACCGGGAAAACCACCTCTGGTTATGAACGCAGCCACCGTATTGATTTACCTCAGGCGGGCAGCACCTGGACCATCAGGCTGCGCAAGATTACCGCAGACGCAAATAGCGCTAAGATTGGCGACACGATGACGCTGCAAAGCTTAACAGAAGTAATCGACGCCAAATTGCGCTATCCGAACACCGCGCTACTGTACATCGAATTTGATTCGAGCCAGTTCAATGGCTCAATTCCGCAAATTTCTTGCGAGCCCCGCGGGCGTGTTATTCGTGTGCCCGATACCTATGACCCAGAAACACGAACGTACAGCGGCACCTGGACGGGAGCATTTAAGTGGGCATGGACGGATAACCCTGCTTGGATATTTTACGATCTGGTGGTCACAGACCGCTTCGGCCTTGGTAATCGGCTAACGGCAGCCAATATCGACAAATGGACGCTTTATCAGGTCGCTCAATATTGTGATCAACCGGTACCGGATGGTAAGGGTGGTAGCGGAACTGAACCTCGTTACACCTGCAACGTATACATTCAGGATCGAAATGACGCTTACACCGTCCTGCGAGACTTTGCCGCCATTTTTCGAGGCATGACCTATTGGGGAGACGACCAGATTGTTGCCCTTGCAGACATGCCCAGAGATGTCGATTTTACCTACACGCACGCTAACGTAGTCGATGGCAAATTTGTGTATTCCAGCAGCACAACCAAAAGTCGCTACACAAACGCTCTTGTTTCCTGGTCGGATCCGGCAAATGGCTATGCTGACGCAATGGAGCCCGTCTTCGAGCAGGCTCTGGTGGCGCGCTATGGTTTCAACCAGCTTGAGATCACCGCTATCGGATGCACCAGGCAATCTGAGGCTAACAGGAAAGGGCGCTGGGGGATCCTGACCAACAATAAAGATAGGATTGTAACGTTTGACGTTGGTCTGGACGGCAATATTCCTCAGCCTGGCTACATAATTGCTGTCGCTGACCGAAATCTCTCTGGCCGAGATTTAGGCGGTCGATTATCCGCGGTTAATGGTCGTGTACTCAAACTTGACCGGGTGCCAAGTGCTAAGGCCGGTGACAGGATAATGGTAAACCTGCCGTCGGGTATCACTCAATCCCGGACGATTCAATCCCTGTCCGGTGAAATGGTCACCGTGACCACCGCTTTTAGCGAGCTTCCACAGGCCGAGGCTGTATGGGTTATTGAAAGTGATGAACTCTATGCGCAGCAGTACAGGGTAGTTAGTGTCACCGATAACAATGACGGAACATATACCATCACGGGGGCAAATCACGATCCGGATAAATATGCCCGTATCGATACAGGTGCCGTTATAGATCAGCGGCCGGTGAGTGTCATTCCTCCTGGTAACCAGTCGCCACCAGGCAACATCGCGATCAATTCGTTTTCCGTGGTGCAGCAAAATATCAGCGTCGAAACCATGCGCGTGAGCTGGGACCAGGTACAAAATGCCATCGCCTATGAGGCGCAGTGGCGCCGCAACGACGGGAACTGGGTTAATGTGCCGCGCAGTTCCACCACGTCATTCGACGTCCCGGGGATTTATGCCGGGCGCTACCTGGTGCGCGTGCGCGCCATCAATGCTGCCGAAATTTCGTCAGGCTGGGGCTATTCAGAAGAGAAAACGCTGACGGGTAAAGTGGGCAATCCACCGAAGCCGGTTGGCTTCATCGCTTCTGAAAGCGTGGTATTCGGTATCGAGCTCAACTGGGGATTCCCGGCGAATACCGACGACACGCTGAAGACGGAAATTCAGTACAGCCTCACCGGGGCCGAAGAAGATGCGATGCTGCTGGCCGATGTGCCTTACCCGCAGCGCAAATATCAGCAGATGGGCCTTAAGGCTGGGCAGATTTTCTGGTACCGCGCGCAGGTGGTGGACCGCAGCGGCAACGAATCAGGGTACACAGAATGGGTGCGAGGACAGGCCAGCATCGATGTTTCCGACATCACCGATGTGATCCTGGAGGAAATTAAAGACTCCGACACATTCAAAGACCTGATCGAGAACGCGGTGGACAGCAACGAAAAAGTTGCAGGCATGGTGGATGAAATCAAAAAGCACGCCGACGAGCTCGAGCAGCAGGCGAAAGACATCCAGGAGAACGCTGACGGGCTGGCGCAGGCCGAAGTGAAAATAGACGAGATTTCTGTGTCGATGGACGGCATGACAGGAGGCGTGAAGAACTCGGCAATTGCGATAATCCAGGCCAACCTCGCTCAGGTGGCCACGCGTAAAACCCTGTCGGCATCGGTTGCCGGTAACAGCGCGCAGCTGGACCGCATTGATGAGGTGATCGTCAATGACAGGGAGGCAACGGCACGTGCATTGCTGAGCTTGCAGACGAGCGTCAACGGTAATACGGCATCCATCAACAGCCTGAGCCAGACGGTTTCGAATTATCAGCAGTCTACAGCCACGCAGATAAATGCTATTACGGCGACAGTCAATGGACATACTGCCTCTATAACCACGAACGCCCAGGCCATTGCGAACGTAAACGGCCAGCTCAGCGCGATGTACAACATCAAAGTTGGGGTAACGAGTAATGGCCAGTATTACGCTGCAGGAATGGGGATCGGGGTGGAGAATACGCCATCAGGGATGCAGTCGCAGGTAATCTTCCTGGCCGACCGTTTTGCTGTCACTACGGCAGCAGGAAACAGCGTGGCGTTGCCATTTGTGATCCAGAATGGGCAGACGTTCATCAGGGCCAGCTTCATTCAGGACGGTACTATTGAAAACGCCAAAATCGGCAACTTTATTCAGTCCAATAACTATGTGGCGGGATCTGCCGGCTGGAGACTCGATAAAGGGGGAACGTTTGAAATTAACGGTGTGGGCGGCGGCGGAAGGATGCTGATATCCAGCACGCTCATTCAAATCTATGACAGCAACAACGTGCTGCGCGTCAGAATGGGGTTATGGTAATGCCACAGGGTTTACAGTGCTGGGACGGCGCGGGCCGTATTGCCGTCGATTTAAGTGATTACGCTATTCGGTATATTGGAAGCACTTCAGTAACATTTGCGGCGGGGGAAACGGCTAAGGACGTTTCTTATCCCGGCATTACTCAGGACGGTACATTTATATCGATTGTCACGGCTGGCGTTACTGCAAACGAATATTACTGCCGTGCTTATAATGGCGGCTTTACTGCATTCTATTTGCCTATCACCGGTAGTCCGGCATTCACTTTTAATGTTGAGGTTTATAACTTTCAATGAGTGGATTTGAAGTTTACAACAGTGCTGGGAAATTGCTTGTTGACTCGCAAAACAGGTCCACCCTTTTTTATGATCAGCGCTCTCTGGGGGCTGTGACTGAAAAAGGGTTTTACAGTGTAGACAGCCCGTTTGGTGACGGAAGCACGCTGGGATTTACCCAGCAACAATTCTGGAATGACGGGAATTTACGCTGGCTTCAACTGGATACAAATAAGTATGGATTACCCGGCGCCGATCTTCTTGAAGATAATGCAGGGAGGATGATACGCACGGCGCGAAACATTGGAATGCAGAGCGGTTACCTGGATGTGTTCGACGCTGGTGGAAACCTTATTTGGAGCGCTGCATCAGCATCGAAAATGCCCAGGGTAGTTGGTTTTTTTGACGTGCCAGCGAGTTATGATCTGCAGAACAACACCTTTGCGATAAACCTCGGCTTTAACCCGTGGATTCTGGTTAACAACTGTCCGGGAAATCTAAGTGATGATGGCGGGGCGACGGGTTACTCAGGGATCGCTTTAAGATGGACTGGCTCACAGCTGCAGGGCAGGTATATATCCAAAAACCAGCGCAACTGGAGCCAGACACTACAGGGACGAGGGTTACGAATTCCCATCGCTCAGTTTGTCGGAATTTGATACTGGCGGGACGCGGGGGTATTGAGTAGCGATCATGTCTTGCTTTACACCCTTTGCAGGTTCGAATCGGTATACAACGTCAAGCTTATCCGTTTTCTTATAACAGATATTGCTGAGCCGCTTATTTACATGTCGGCTGAAGATGACATTACTGCTGTCTGAAATTACGTTAACTTCCCTCGTAGCGCAGTCAATATTCACGTGAATATCTCCCCCAAGGGATAAGCGCGCCGCATCCACCGGGTAATCCATTTTGAAGGCATAGTCTCTGTCTTTATCGGCACAGCC